AGCCACGGACTCTCAAGGGTCTGCTCTCCGAGGAGAACGTCAAGAACCAGTTCGCTCTGGCTCTACCAAAGCACCTGAGCGTCGATCGCTTCGCACGGGTCGCCATCACAGCGCTGACACGCACGCCGAAGCTACAGGACTGCACGCCGGAGTCATTCATGCGTTGCTTGCTCGACCTCAGCGCGCTCGGCATCGAGCCAGACGGTCGCCGCGCTCACTTGATCCCCTACGGAAAAGAATGCACGCTCATTCTCGACTACAAGGGCATCGCCGAGCTGGTCATGCGCAGCGGCACCGTGACGAGCATCCATGCCGACAAGGTCTGCGAACAAGATCAGTTCGTGGTCAACCGCGGCAAGATCGAGCAGCATGTCGTTGACTACAAAGGTGCGCGCGGCAATGCCTACGCTTTTTACGTCATCGTCACATTCAAAGATGGATCGGAAAAGTGTGAGGTTATGACGCGCGATGAGGTCGAAGGAATCCGCAAGCGTTCCCGCGCTGGGAACTCTGGACCGTGGGTGAGCGACTTCGATGAGATGGCAAAAAAGACAGTCTTTCGCCGAGCATCGAAATGGCTCCCGCTATCACCTGAGATCCAAGACGCGATCCGCACGGATGAAGATCGTGAGTTTGCACAGGCTCGCAACGTCACGCCGACAGTACGCGCCGAGGCAATCAACCCGTTCGCGCCGATGCTCCCAGCCATCGAGATGGAGCCTGCACAGGAAGGAGGTGAGGCATGAGCAAGATTGAAGATGGCGGGGCAGCTTTTCCACTACCTAAACAAGTTTTCGGTGAAAATATACACCTTGAATATGCAGACAAAGGCATGACCCTACGCGACTACTTCGCGGCGGCGGCTTTATCAGTCGCTTTAGATAACTGGAAATCTTTTAATGCTAGGCAAGAAGACGATGAAGAACCATCTATTGATCTTGTTGCGCGTGAAGCTTACGAAATTGCAGACGCGATGCTCACAGTTAGAAAGGGGGATGCATGAACTACCACGTTGTTAATATCGACCAAGGCACCGAGGAGTGGCTCAACGCTCGAAAGGGCAAATTGACCGCATCGCAGGCGGCAGGTATCATCACGCCTACTGGCAAGCTCGCAGCGGCATCAAAAGGGCTGATGCGCAAGCTGGCGCGGGAATGCCTGATCGACGATCCGCACGCCTTCGCCGGCAACGCAGCGACACAGTGGGGTCATGACCACGAGCCAATCGCACGCGATGAGTTCACCGAGATCACAGGTCACGCTGTCGATACCGTGGGGCTTCTACAATCGATGCTTCATCCGTGCTTGGCTTGCTCACCAGACGGTCTGCTCATGATCGACGAAGTGATTCACGGGCTGGAGATCAAGTGTCCCAGCGTTGACACGCACGTTGACTATCTACTCGACGGTGAGCTTCCCGCCAAGTATCGACCGCAGGTTCACTTCTCGATGGCGATCACCGGCATTCAGACGTGGTATTTCATGAGCTACTTCCCCGGGCTTCGACCATTGATCCTGCCGGTGACTTGGGATGACTACACCGACAAAATCAAGATCGCCGCGCTCGCATTCGCATCGGAATATGAGCAGGAAATGCCGAAGATTCTCGAAGCAATCAGACGGTAATGGGTGAGACGGAGACGCTTGAGAAACTCCGCCAATGGTGGCAGGCTGCTCCGAAAGACGAGCGGCTTGCCATCAGAATCACCGCGGCAGCTGTGAAGGTCAACGACGAGGAAGTCAGGGACATCGTGCAGCGGCGCATCGAGGCACACTGGAGGAGGTTCGTGAAAAAGGACTACAGCAAATGAAACATCAACACGGAATACAAAGCGGGCAAACGATCAAGGATGCGCACTCACCGGCTGGGCAATTATTCTTTGCTCCACCGAACTACGCAGACCTTCCAGACTGCCCTGTGTGCAAATTCGGGACACCGATGGAGCGCAAGGGTCGGCTCGTCTGCATCGACTGCGGCGCCACCGTGGGAACAATAGACAAACAAACGAAATAAACGAAATGAAAGAAAAACCAGACATTATTATCGGCATCGACAACGGCATCAGCGGCGCTCTCGTAGCACTCTCAGCATACAGCGGTATGGTTCTCGAAAGTATTCTCATGCCGACAAGAATCACCGGCAGCAGCAGGGAGTGCGACGCTATCGCGGTCTGCGAATGGATCGAGAAGTTTCAATACTCCGACGAGGTCGCGGTGGCACTTGAGACGCCGAGTAAACACTCACCGGGCACACTCGCTTTGTGCTCAATGTGGGACTGCTACGGCGTGATCCGCGGCATTCTCGAAGCAAATAACATTCGGCACATTCGAATCGCCCCTCAGACATGGCAGAAGGAAATGCTCGGCAAGGTGCCAAAGGGTGAGACGAAGCCATACGCCAGAGCGAAAGCGAAAGAGCTATGGGCGACTGAAACATGGCTGGCAACAACGCGCAGCAAGAAGGCTCACGAAGGGCTGGTCGACGCCGCACTCATCGCAGAATTTTACAGACGAAAAATATGAAACCACTGAAACTACTACATATCCTGCGCAAGATGAATTGCGAGGACCAAGCACGGAAGGAACTACCACCTTTCATTCTCCACCACAAAATCTCCCGCGCGATCTTGCTGCTGGAGCTGCTGAAGTTCGACCGACCGGTGAAAACCTCGGAGATCGACCCGCAGTCACAGATGATCGTCAACTACCGGTTTACAAAGCGCTGGGAGGACGCCGCGGAATTCATCATTCAAGACTGCCAGCAACGCGCAGGCAATTCGCCGCAGACGGTTTACAACTACATTCTGACGGATCGAGGACGCGCTGAGGCACTGGAGATCGAGGGCAATCTGCAACGGCTGATCGACAAACAAAGAAAAAACGCTTTACAACCGGCAGACATAGGTTAAATTTCCGCGTCACGAAAGTGGCAACCCCTTGGAACGGGTTAACTCTGAAGAGCAACTTTCGCTCTTGATTTTTCGCTAGCCGGTCAGACGGGTTCCAACTAGCGGAGAGTCAAGAGCTTTTTTATTTATGAGCAACGACGAATACAAATTATCACGGGAATACGAAATGACCGTTTTTATCAATAAAGCTGGGACTATCACAATTATACAAAAATCAGATAGTTTGAATCCAGATGATGGTGATGACATGATTGTCATTGGCAGCTTGCACAGAGCGCGTGAATTAGCGAAAGCGATTCTGGCTTTGTCGAAAATAGCAACTTTCAAAATGGAGGGAGAAGAATAATTGTATGGCAGGAGATTGGATAAAAATAGAACACGCTTTACCAGACAAGCCAGAGGTGATGGAGATTGCAAGTGCTTTAGCTATTGACGCTGATGCCGTGGTCGGAAAGCTCATTAGGGTTTGGACATGGTTTGACATCCATACCGAAAACGGTAACGCAAATGTAACGATGACAGCGTTACTTGATCGTTACACTGGAGTTACAGGCTTCGTTACAGAAATGCAAAAAGTCGGATGGATCACAGAAAGCAACGGATTATTGACGATCAATAAATTTGAAAGGCACAACGGGCAAACCGCGAAAAACCGTGCAAATACAAACAGAAGAGTCGCTAAGCTGAGAAAATGTAACGATGACGGCGTTACAAATGTAACGGCACAAACGTTACAAAAACCGTTACCAGAGAAGAGAAGAGAAGAGAAGATATTAGTATTATCTAAAGATAATACAGACCTGCCTTTTTCGTCTCCCCATTTTCTGATTTTCTGGAGCAACTGGGAGCAGCATCGAAAAGAGATCAAAAAGAAGCTGACACCGACAACCAAGAAACAACAACTTGCCAAGCTTGCAGAGATGGGAGAGGCGCGAGCAATCGCAGCTTTAAAACACTCGCTTGCGGGAGGCTGGCAGGGAATTTTTGAGCCTGACAACAAATCAGCGAAGCAACTACTATCCCGGGATGACCGACACCCGAACGAACTCAAAGAAGAAACAGACTTATCAACCCTTCCCGTGTGGGACGCAATGAAAGACAAATAACATGAAAGAACTAGAATTTATCGACCGCATGATTGCGGCAATGCCAGACGACCCGACCGATGAAGAACTTATGATCGGTATGCAAACGTATGTTTCAGAATCGAAGCCACGCGAATGCAACAAGCAAACCATTTCCTCTCACATCGACTTCCCAGAGCGTCACAGAGCGCAGATTGACCTTGTGGGGGATGAATGGACTAAGACTTACGAAAAGGCTTTAGAAACGGCAAATGCGTGCGGAATTGTGGCACTTATCGGGGGGCGCGGAACTGGCAAGACGCAAATGGCTTGGCAAATCTCCCGAAACGTCCGTTTGGAAGACGTGAACAAGCTTACGACCGAGAACGGATTTTCTAAGCGTTTGGAGCGACCAGCGATTTACCGCACCGCTATGGACATCTTTCTGGAGTTGCGCAGCACCTATGCTCCGACATCGAAAAAAACCGAGTGGGATTTGATGAAGGAATATGAAAATGCCGCGCTGCTGGTCATCGACGAAATCAACGTCAGCACGGGCAGCACCTTCGAGGATCTCAAGATCACCGCAATCATGGACAAACGATACCAGAGATTGCGTCCGACCATCCTGATCGGCAACGTCGATCTGCAACAATTCTCCGACCGCATGGGCAAATCAATCGTGAACCGCATCGAGGAGGACGGAATCATTCTCTCATGCAACTGGCAGAGCTACCGAACCAAGAAAATTACTGAAACAAAATGAACACAGAACCATACACATCACTGGAAGATACCGCGCTAGTATTTGCAGCGCGATACACCCACAACAGAAACACGGGAGGCACGTACGCAATCGTGCGTTGCCTAATCTCGAACTGGGGTCGCATAACACCAAGCACGCAAGAAATGATTTTACGCGAAGCATACCAAGACGCTACCACTAACCGCGACGACTGGCAAAAGCTTTTCGATCACGCGAACTACAAACCAACCGAACAATGAAAACAGAATCAGACACACCGAGGACAGATGCGCAGTCTTTTAGATATTACAATGACGCTACTGGCAACAGGGACGAATACGTCAAAGCGAGGTTTGCCAGACAACTAGAGCGCGAGCTAAACGCTCTGACATCAGAGCGCAA